TGGGAGAACATCAATTATAAGCCCGTTGTGGGTACCTTGTATCTTAGACCTACATTATTACCGGCTGATACAGATCCTATTGGGTTGAGCTATGTGAGCGCCTTAGACCATCTTGGAATCTATCAAATAGATGTTATATCGCCAATTGATGCAGGCAAGAGCGCGGCAGTCACTAAAGCTGATTTGCTAGCCACTGCGTTTCCTAGAAGCAAATTAACGTACAACGGTAAATTAGTTACAATTAAATCGGTATCGCGCAGTACAGGCACGCGAGATGGCGCTTGGTATATCGTGCCTGTTGTTATTAATTATCAATCTATAACAGGGGATTAACATTACAGACCCTACAGTTTTTCAAGGTACAAAAATTAGCATTAGTGCAAACCAAGTCATAGATTATAATATTGATGGCTTTAGGGCGTCATCTATTAGTTATACTTTGATAGGTGGTGTAACAAACATTGGCACAATTGGCAGAGAATATGTTGATGTTTCTTACAAAACTTTTGATCAGCGTGGTATTAGTCACAGAAAAGGCACATCAAATCAAGCAGAAACAACTTTAGAAATATTAGTAAATCGTGAGGCCATAGGACAATTTATATTAAAAATAGCTCGTGAGTCTGATAATCAATATCTTTTTAAGATTGAATATGGAAACGGGGAGCTAGACTTTTTTGCAGCATTAGTTTCAAGCGTTTCAAATTTGCAGGGTGACGGCAATACTATTCGTAATTTATCTGCCAACCTTGTTGTAGACCACAAGGGCATAATTGAAAAAAATACTACATTCTTTAAAGATGTGCCGGGCTTGGTAAGCACATTCCCGTTATTGTCAACAATTGGCGTACCTTCAAGCAAGCTATAGTCAAATATAACTTGTGTCTGTTATAATCAATCATCAATTAATATTTATCATAGGATTTTAAAATGGCCATTCCAATTACGTTCGACGGTGTCATTGCTAGTGTTAGTGCTGACGCACCCCCAACTTATGACGCCGCAGGTTTTTCCGATGCGTCTGTTACTTATACAGTGGTTGGTCAGTTAATGAACTTTCCCGACATTGGGCGTGTTTATACAGACGTTGCCTATAACTCGCTAGATGTTCGCGGTACTCGACATATTAAAGGCACTTATGAAGAACCAGAGATCCCTTTAGAGTTAGGCGTGGTTCGTCTAGATGACGGTCAAATCATTCTTAAGACTGCAAGCGATTCAGATGCCAGTTTTACGTTTAAGTTTGAATATTCCAATGGCGAAGTTGATTACTTCCAAGCTAAAGTATTCAGTCTAGTAAGTGCTGGTGGCGATGGTGACACGATACGAGCAATCACAGCGAATGTGCGTATTGATCATCAGGGCGTTATTTCGGTTGCGGCATAATGGATTTATCTTTATTAGTTGGCAACGATACAGCCGATTGTGTGATTATAGACCCTTACACAGATGACGATACGGATATCATCATTACGGTCTACGGGCCTTATTCAAAAGAATATACGGCGGCTTTTATTGCAGACTCGAAGCGTGAAGAATCCGATCCGTTAAAATTGATTGCTGATTTAACATCTGACTGGGTTAACGTGGAGCTAGATGGAAAGTCTTTAGTGTTTAGCCAATCGAACGCCCTGAAAGTCTACGGTATGAAAAATAGCATTGTAAAAAGTCAGGTTGAGGGGTTCATCTTAAATGGTAAGAATTTTTTGCCCAAACGCTAGATGATTTATGTTTATATTTCGATCAGCTAGCGTGGTTAAACTCAAGACCTAAAGTCGGCAATGCTTTAAGAAAAGACTGCTTATCTTATGATATGCCTAATATTAATTATTGTCGGTATGTTGCTGAGATAGCCTTAGATTATGGGTTAAAGCCAGAGTGGTCAGAGTTAAACGCATGGAATATATTAACAGGCGCTAATCTTAATAAATTCGAATCCAAGGCGGTACACTTAATGAGCGTAACTTACCAGAATAAACATGGATTTTATGATGGTAAAGACTCACCTCGCCCGTTTGTTGGCAACGCTATACAAAGCAGCGAATCAATCAAGACAGCACTTAGGAATAAATAAATAATGACTGATGTTGCAAGTTTAATTGTTAAAGTTGGTACTCAGGGCGTTAAAGGTGCGGCGGATCAGCTAGATAGGCTTGAAACCCAAGGCGAAAAAACCACTAGAACAATGAAAAGCCTCGCCACAGCATTTGCTGGTATTGCGGCATCTAGTGCGGCATTTGGTGCGCTTGCAACGGCTTCAATACAGTCATCAAAAGAGTTGATTGGATTTGCTCGTGTTGCTAATACTTCTTTAGAGTCATTTCAAAATCTAGCTTTTGGCGCTAAATCTGTTGGTGTGCAAACTGATAAACTATCAGACATTTTAAAAGATGTATCTGATAAGGTTGGTGACTTCTTAACAACTGGTGGCGGTCCCTTAATAGACTTCTTTGAAAAGGTTGCCCCCCAAGTTGGCGTTACTGCGGAAGAGTTTAGAAATCTATCGGGTAAAGATTCTTTGCAGCTATACATTAGCAGCCTAGAAAAAGCCAACCTGTCACAGAATGAAATGGTGTTTTTTCTAGAGGCGATTGCCTCAGATGCGACATTATTACTACCTTTATTTCAAAAGAACGGCGAAGCACAAAAAGAGCAGGCTAAACAGGCCAGAGCTTTAGGGCTTGCCTTGTCTGATATTGATGCAGCTAATATTAGCAAGGCAGGGGTCGAGATTGATAAAGTAGGTGCTGTACTGTCGGCGGTGTCTCAACAGTTTGGTGCAGAAGTCGCGCCTTTAATTAGTGATATTGGTGAAAGTTTCCTTGATGCGACGAAAAACGCCGGTGGAGTTGGCGAGATAGCTTCTAAGCTGTCGGATATATTTGTTGAAGCTGCAAAGGTTGCAGAGGTATTCGCTGTAGTTATTGGCAGCCGGATTGTCACTAGCTTAACTTTAGCGGCAGCGGCACAAGTACGGTACGGTGCTGCGGTTGTAGGCGGCACAGCTTTTGTGACTCGTGCGACTACCGCAACGGCGGCGCATGCGGCGGCACTTGGCGGCGTGACTTTGGCAGCACGAACGGCAGCGGTTTCAATAGGTGCGCTCAGGGGTGGTATGGCCTTATTGGGCGGCACTACTGGCGTTGTAATTCTAGCGGCGGCGGCTCTTTTTACATTTGCAACCAGGGCAAGAGAGGCAACACAAAGCACCGGCGATTTAGCAAAAAACATAAATACACTTACAGTAGAAGCTGCCGGTGTAAGGCTTAAATCTTTAGGCAAGACATTAAAAGAAGCAAGCTTCGATTTTGATAAAGCTAGATTTAAAATACGCAACATACAGCGAGAGCTTAGGAGAAACCCAAACAACACTAGATTACAAGCTGACTTAAAAGGATTTGAAGATAAGCTAGCATCTGCAAAAAAAAATGTGGAAACACTTAAAACTTTAGAGACTGAGTTAACGGCTATAGTTAACGACCCGAACAGAGAAGCAACACTACAAGCGGCTGCGGATGCACAAATTGCAAAGGATGAAGCGATAGTAGAGTCAGCGGTTAAACGTAAAGCTAAGTTAATAGCTATTAAAAACGCACAAGATAAGTTGTTATCTCAGTCTGCTAGCTTTTTGCGGTCGATTAAAACACCCACAGAATTATTTAATGAACAAAAAGCATTGCTTGAAAAGTTTGCAAGTACACTGGATGCAACTACAGGCAAAGCATTAATAAGTGCAGATGAGCTAGAGTTAGGCATTAAACTCGCTCGTGAAGAAATGGAAAGGCTAAGTGAAACAAAAAGCCCAGATCAATTTATTGATGGAATTCATGGTTTAAACGACAGCATTTCAGAAACAGAAACCATATTCAGTCAATTACAAACAGCCTCTGAAGGCTTTAGTGAATCATTTGCTAATTCACTTGTAGAGGGTGGTACTAGCTTTGAAAGCTTTGCCAATGGCATACTCAAGCAACTTCAAAAGATCGCATTACAGAAAGCCTTTGATCCTATATTTGGTAAATTTAGTTCTTTGCTCGAAGTTGGGGGGCGTAGTCTTTTAGGCTTAGGCTCCGGAATATCACCAACGCCCGGAGATATTGCAGGCACACCATTCGAAGGCGGTGGATTTACAGGCCGCGGCCCAAGGTCAGGCGGTGTCGATGGTAGAGGTGGTTTTAATGCGGTATTGCATCCCAATGAAACAGTGATAGATCATACTAAAAATCAAGGTGCTTTTAATAATGCATTTAGTTCAAATCAATCCGTATTTAGCCCAAATCAATCAGTTACAAGCAACGCACAAGAAAAAAGCGTTTCCGTTTCAAACAATATCGTCGTTAATGTTGACGCTTCAGGCTCTAGCACACAGGGCGATGGCGGCGGGCGTGATCTTGGTAATTTAATCGGCATTGCAGTAAGGTCTGTATTAATTGAAGAAAAGCGACCTGGAGGGATGCTAGCGTGACAACATTTTCATTTTCACCAACATACGGAGCAGCAGAAACTAATACGCCAAGAGTACGTAAGGCTGTTTTTGGTGACGGTTATCAGCAAAGGGTTGGTGATGGCATCAATAGAACGGCCCGTATGTGGTCTCTAAGCTTCGAAGGTACTAAGTCTGACATAGATGCCATTGATTTATTTTTAGAGACTGAGGACGGCATAACGTCCTTTGATTGGACGCCACCAGCAGGCGCAGCGGGAAAGTGGGTTTGCAGCGAATGGAGTTCATCGATTAACCAGTATGATAACTGGGTTTTAAATGCAAGTTTTCAGGAAGTGTTTGGTGAATAGATTTTTGGGTAATGTTAAATGATTTCAACTGATGTACAAAAACTAGCCGCGGGAAGTGTTATCGATTTATTTGAAATTGATGCAACTAACATCGATGGCGATGTATTGCGCTGGGTTAATGATACAAACAAGCTAGGCGCGGATATTGTATGGCAGGGTAATACCTATTCACGATTTCCCATTGAGGCTAGTGGGTTTGCCAAGAGTGGCAGAGGCACACAACCAAGGCCAACGCTAAAGGCTTCTAATGCAGGCGGTATCGTTGGTGCCTTAGTTCGTAATAATGAGGATTTAGTAGGCGCTAAATTTACTCGGCGCAGAACCTTTGTGAAATATTTAGACGCTGTTAATTTTAGCGGTGGTAATGCTTCAGCAGATCCCAATGTTTATTTTGCTGATGAAATTTGGTACGTAGATCGCAAGGCATCCGAAAACGGTATTTTTATCGAGTTTGAGTTAGCGTCTGCAATGGATCTAACCAACGTTAAACTACCCAAGCGACAAGTAACCGAAAACGTATGTGCGTGGCAATACCGTAGCGCTGAATGTAGTTATGCGGGCGGCCCTGTCGCAACTATTATGGATGTCATTACAACAGACGCAGCACAGGACGTATGCGGCCATCGTGTAAGCTCGTGCAAGCTAAGGTTTGGTGATAATGCAACCTTGCCATATGGCGGATTTTCTGGCAGCTCGAACTGATGACTATTCAAGCGGAAATATTTGAACACGCTAAAGAATGCTACCCTAAAGAATGCTGCGGCTTAATTGTCATTGTTAAAGGCAAAAAAAGGTACGTGCGATGCAGAAATATAGCTACGGGTCTACAGTTCGCAATTTATCCAGAAGATTACGCAGACGCAGAAGACTCAGGCGCAATCGATACGGTTGTGCATAGTCACCCTAATTTATCACCTATGCCAAGCCCTGCGGATCTAATCGGGTGTGAGCAGTCGGGCCTTAAATGGCTGATAATGTCTTACCCTAGCGGTAACGTGTATGAGTTTAAACCTACTGGCTATGTATTGCCTTTATACGGTCGATCATTTATACATGGCTCCGTTGATTGCTTTACTTTTATTCGTGATTACTATAAGCAAGAATTAAATATTGATATGCCTGATTATTATCGTGCCAATAACTGGTGGCTAAGTGGTGAAAATCATTATATTGATAGAGCCAAAGACGCTGGCTTTTATCCGGTTGATGATTTGCAGGTCAATGATATACTATTAATGCAAGTAGGTAGCCAAGTACCTAATCATGGCGCGGTTTATGTTGGCGACAATAAAATTGCACATCATCAAGTGGGCAGATTATCATCACTTGATATCTATGGCGGCTGGTACTCTAAAATTACAGCGGGAATACTGAGGCACACATCATTAAAACAATAATGCTCTACGGCAATCTAGGCGCGCTATACGGCAAAGTTCATTTGTACGATGTAGTTTCACCTGCCCAAGCGATAAAGGCTCTCAGCGTAACGATAAAGGGCTTTAAGCAGTCTTTAATTGACGGTGGCTACTACCGAATCCTTCTAGGCGGCAAAGACGAGCTAGACATTAACGAAGTAGCCAACCCTATGTCAGACCGCGAGACTATACGAATTGTTCCCGTTGTTGCAGGTGCCGAGGGTTTGGGAAAAATAGTATTAGGGTCTGCTTTGATAGCAGTAGGCCTTGTTACTGGCATTCAGCCGATAACAAACATAGGAATAGCTATGGTGCTTGGTGGCGTATCAGAGATGTTATTTTCACCACAAGCGGCACCCGACTCATCGGAGCGACCGGAAAATAAACCCTCATTTATATTCAATGGCGCTGTAAATACTACCCGACAAGGAAACCCCGTACCCATTTGCTATGGTCGAATGATTGTAGGCTCACAAGTAATATCAGCGGGACTGAGAGCGACGCAATTATGAAAATGATTAAAGGTTCAGGCGGCGGCAAAGGCTCAGGCGGCAGCGCTAGAGTTGCAAGCGAATCGCCCGACGATCTTCAATCAAAGGAATATGCAAGGTTTATTGATCTTGTTTCAGAAGGTGAGATAGTTGGTTTAGTTGATGGCTTAAAGTCAATTTATTTTGATAATACACCACTGCAAAACTTTGATGGATCTTTAAACGTCGAGGGCGTTACCTTTGACACCCGCCAAGGTACCCAAGGGCAGACGCAAATGGCGGCTTTTACAGGTGTTGAATCTGAGCAGTCCGTAGGTGTTGAGATTAAAAAAGACACAGCTATTGTGCGGTCTGTCGCTAGTAGTGATGTTGACGCGGTGCGCGTTACTGTATCTGTTCCAAGACTAACCAGTCAAAATACAAGTAATGGCGATGTAAGCGGCACAAGTGTTAGATTGGCGATTGATATACAAGACGATGGCGGCGGCTATGTTACACAAAAATTATCAAACAACAATATAGATTTAACTAACGATAGTGCAGGCGTGGCCTCTAGTGTAGATAGAGATATTTTAGATGCTCAATTATCAATTAATTGGCTAGGCAATGGGGCGGGATTCCAGACGCTAGGCTATAGGGTAGACTATAGAGCAGTAGGTGATACAACATGGAATGCTTTGTCTAGCGGATCATTTAGCGGGACAGGTAAAAATACGCCTGACATTCAGGATTATAGCGGAAATGACGGGGGCAGATAATGGGTTTTATACCCGCAACAGGTAATAAGTCAGCATCCTTTAATACGTCAACTGAAGACGCATATGAATTTAGGGTTGTTAAAACTAGCGGCACTGGTACAGTTGAAATATCTGGCTCTGCAACAACCTATGATGACTTTGATATTATAACCGGCAAAACATCAAGCCGGTATCAAAGATCTTATAATGTAGATTTGCCCGGCACTGGGCCTTGGGATATTCGTTTAAGACGATTGACCGACGATAGCACAAGCCAAGCTTTGCAAAACAAAACATTTTGGGATAGCTTCACAGAATTTACAGATGAAAAGTTTAGTTACCCAAACAGTGCGCTAATCGCCTTATCAGTTGATAGTGAGCTATACAGCAAAGTGCCATCACGGGGTTATGAAATTGAAGGCATGATTATACAAGTGCCTAGCAATTATAATGCGTTGACAAGAGTTTATGACGGCGCATGGAACGGCACGTTTACAACGGCATACTCAAATAATCCGGCGTGGGTGTTTTATGATATAGTCGTAAACTCTCGCTACGGTTTAGGAAATTATGTCTCAGCAGATCAGATAGATAAATTTACACTGTACGAAATAGCACAATATTGTGACGAGCTTGTTGATAATGGCGATGGCAGCACAGAGCCACGATACACAATTAATGTTTATCTACAGACGCGAGAAGAAGCTATTAAAATGCTTCAATCATTAGCCTCAGCCTTTGCAGCAATGAGCTATTGGGCGGCTGGGACGGTTACATTGACTCAAGACGCACCTAAAGAACCATCTGCTTTATTTACACCTGCTAACGTTATCAATGGAGCGTTTAGTTATGCAGGTTCTAGCGCAAGAACGAGATCAACAGTAATCGCTGTTACATGGAACGACCCCGCAGATTTATATCGTCAGTCTGTTGAGTATATTGAAGACGAGGTTGGCATAGATCGGTTTGGATTTATTAAAAAAGATGTTGCGGCCTTTGGCTGTACGTCAAGAGGTCAAGCGCATCGATTTGGCAAGGCGATATTGTTTACTGAGTCAATGGAAACGGACACGGTAACTTTTAGCACTGGCTTAGATGGCCTTTCTATATCTCCAGGTGAGGTTATACAAACATCTGACCCTGTACGCTCAGGGGATCGATTAGGCGGTAGATTTCAGGCTGCAACAGCGTCAGCATTTACGCTTGATAGTTCGGTAACTATTGACGGTTCGTCGACATACACATTATGGGCTGTAATGCCGGATGGATCAGTCGAAAGCTCAACGGTAACAACCGGCGCAGGGGCCACAACTACATTATCAGTGTCCCCAGCTTTTAGTGATACACCCGAATTACAATCTATCTGGGTGCTAGCATCAACAAGCGTCAATCCTGAAACATGGCGTGTAATTTCAATTAGTGAAGATGGCGTTAATGCTTCTGTTACGGCTTTAGAATATCGCGCTGATAAATATGCGGCTATTGAAAACAACATAAAGCTTGATCCTATTCCTATATCTAATTTAAGAGCTATCCCTAACAAGCCATCTGATATAGAAATTGAAGAAGAACTTTATCTAATTACTGGCTCAGTTGTTGGCGCTAGAATGACGGTAAGCTTTGCCGGCGACAGGGGCGCACGATATGAAATAAAATATCGTCGAGAAAATGGCAACTTTGTAACCGTTAATACGTCAACTGCTTCAGTGAATCTTGAGCCAGTTGTAGCGGGGGCTTATGAAATAAGAATTACTGCTATTAGCTCGATCGGGTTAAGGTCACAAACAGCGGTGGCTAGTAAAATTATTTACGGATTAACGTTAATCCCAAACAACGTGACAAATTTTGAGGTGCAAGGCGCAATAACAGGATCGATATTTTTTACATGGGATAGATCAACAGACTTAGATGTAATTGTAGGTGGATATATACGTATTAGACACACGCCAGATAAATCGACGCCTACATGGTCAAGCTCTGTTGATATTGCTGGACAAGTGCCGGGGTCGTCTACTTCTGTATCATTGCCGTTGGTAGAGGGATCTTATTTAGCTAAATGGATAGACAGCAGCGGCAACCAAAGCCCCGACGCGGTAATCATCACTACTAATGCGCCGAGTGTTATAGCTTTAAATTTTATTGAGGATGCTGCCGAGGTTGGCTTTCCTGGGTTTAAAACAAATACCGCTGTTTTAGATGGTGCATTAAGACTCGATTCAGCAAATACAATTGAAGAACAACCCGGAAACGTAAGCACATGGCCGAGACTATCAGCGCTAGGAGGTATAGCGCCTTCAGGTAATTACTTGTTTGACGAGTCAATAGATCTTGGATCTGTACAAACCTCAAGAGTAACAACGGCAATCAATGTTACAGCATTTGATGCTGATGATTTAGTAAGTTCTCGGCTTTTACTTAGTGAATGGACTAGCATTGCTGGTGATATAATAGATGATGTTGATGCAACTATTTATGTGAGAACCTCGACAGATAATATTACTTTTGGAAATTATGCAAAGCTAGTAGTCGGAGACTACACAACAAGAGCTTTTCAGTTTAAAATTGAATTGTCTAGTAATTATATAACCCATAATGTGCGCGTTAATTCATTGCTAGTCTCTGTTGACATGCCTGATAGAACCTCAAGCGGTGAAGATATTGTAAGTGGCGCAGCGTCTAAATCAATATCATTCCCGTTTGACTATCAGGTTATACCAGCAATAGGTATTACCGCGCAGGATATGACAACAGGTGATTTTTACGAAATATCAAACAAAACCGTGGGCGGATTTGATATAATATTTAAAAATTCAGGCGGGGCGGCAATTAGTCGCACGTTCGACCACATTTCAAGGGGCTATTAATATGGCACAAGAAGATTATGTAATTTCAGATCAGACGGGAATATCATTCCTTGGTGATCTTAACGACACACTAGCGGCAATAGTATCAAATAACAGTGGGTCTACAGAACCGGCCACGATGTACGCTTATATGTATTGGGCAGATACTACGGCAGGAATATTAAAGCAGCGCAACGCAGCGAATAATGCTTGGATTAACGTGTTTACGCTTGTAGGCATTAAAGCATCTGATATACGCAGCACTGCCGCCGGGGGTATTGCCGCGACTAACGTAGAAGCGGCATTAAATGAGCTTGATACTGATAAAGCAGCTTTGGCAGGCGCAACATTTACAGGCAGATTAATTGCTTCATTAAACAGCAACATAAGCTTGTCAGGTATAAATGGGTCATTTATAGTTGGTGGTGATGGTAGTGGTTCTCACATTGCAATGGATAGTAATGAGATACAAGCTAAAGGTAGCCCGACTACCACTAGCGCTCTATTTATAAATAATGAAGGGGGTAGAGTTGAATTCGGAGGTGACATAACAGCCGTTGGTGCAGACTTCGGAGGTGACATAACAGCCGTTGGTGCAGACTTCGGAGGTGACATAACAGCCGTTGGTGCAGCATTTTCAGGTGACATAACAGCCGTTGGTGCAGCATTTTCGGGTGACATTTTAGCGCCAAAGCTTACCGCCTCAACCGGCGTTTTATTTGGTACAGATACAGCAGCGGCTAATACGCTTGATGATTACGAGGAAGGGACATGGACGCCTGCATTTGTAGGTGGCTCAGGTATTTCATATAGCGTACAGTCAGGAAAGTATAGTAAGATAGGCAATGTCGTTAATTGCACAGCGTCTCTTACCGTGACCGCTAGCAGCAATGACAACTCAGCTGTGACAATAGGAGGCCTGCCGTTTGCTGCGGATGATTCGCATGAATCTGTTAACGCAGCCATTGGAAGATTTAGTGATTTTTTAGATAGCTTTTCTGAATTAGTTAGCCAGTATAGATTAAGTTCTACAGCAGTACTATTTCTAAAAAACAGCGATACGTATATAACTTATACAGATGCTAAATCTACTGGTTCGCTACAAATAGCCTTTTCATACCTAACCTAAGAGAAAAATTATGGCATTAACTAAAGAAGTAAAAACAGATAAATATGAAATTGTTGGCGAGTTTAAGCACGTACAGATTAGAGAAGCCACAGTTATTTTTGATGACGGAGTTGAAATATCAAGAGCTTTTAACCGAAAAGTTATAGCGCCAAGCGATAATATAACAAACGAATCAGCAGAAACAAAAGCCATTGTAGGCGCTGTTCACACCAAAGCAGTAAAAGACGCATACAAATTGCACTTAGAAAATACGGTATAGCTATGATTGATTTTATGATTAACTTTTTAAAGAAGCATACATAGCCATTATTATTACGATGATTGTAGTTAGCGCAACGGCTATGACGGTCTAGGGATAAGCTACAATTGGACGCTAATCCGGCGTTAAATTACAGGCATAAAAAAGCCCAAGGTTTTTACGCTTGGGCAAACACAATAATAAACATTAAAAAATATCAAAACTAAAAGCATAATTAAATGTTAACAGTATAGTTAACACACTCAAATATTAAAGCTTATCTTCTACATCGTCAACCGTTAATAATGTACGGTTGGTTTAAGTTCTTCTAATTCGCGTTTATATTCATTAATCGTATCTATATTCAACTTTATAAAATATTGCAGTTCCTCAATACGTAGCTCATCCTTTGTTTTAGGTTGCACTATTTCATATATGTTAAAATTAAACCAAGACGTTTCTGACACATGAGAAATAAGCACATTTACAGAATCTATATGTGCAATTTCACGAACCACACCCCCATTAGCTACATGGCAAATCATAGCGCAATGCTTGTGTGGTGCGTTTGGGTATGCTGGCTTAGGTGGTACTAGCTCGTAAAGATCAGCGTCAACCCAGCCAACGGCGTTTAAGTATATTCCGTTACTTAAAGGTTTTATTTCTTTAATTTTATGTATTTTTTTATTTCTTACTTCATCATCTATTTTAAAATCAGTCATTGTTAATCTTACCTTGTCGTCGTTGGCATTCTGCTGGGCTGCAATCAGTCCAGGT